CTAACTGATTTCTCCCCATAAGTCACCTAATATCTGATTAGGTGGGGCAGAACCATTCCATGTTCTAATAGGCAAGTAATAACGTTGCCCCTCCCATGTATATCCTACCCAAACATGACCATCTTGTAACATCACTTCTGTATAATCACAATATCCACCAGGTTGGAACTGATAACCCACTGGACAAGATAAGAATGGCCCCACTTTTCTTACTGTGATTGGTTGATTGCCGTTTGTGAATCTAGCACTTTCTTCCATGTAGTAAGTACCATATTTATTACGTTTCCATGCACTTGCAACTGGTTTAACTGTATTACTTGAAGCGCTTGACTCATTAGAGACAGTGGCAACCGGTATTTTACCATCCATGTACGCCCTAATCTGCTTGATAAAGTAGTCTTTAAGTTGCAACCGCTTGTCTTCTGGCAATAGACCGCGAGTTACTGGGTCAAAACCAGTGTGTAAAACCGAACTTCTATGAGGGCATGATGTTGAAGTAAATTCATTGTGCAATCTGATTGTATTTCTGTTTGCTGGTAATCCCCATTTTTTCAACAATCTAGCGCATTCTTGGAAAGTTGCCTGTTCATTTTTTAAGAATGTCGCGTTATCTGCGCCCATTGATTGACATACTTCAATACCGTAATAATATTTATTACCTATTTGATTAGCGGTATGCCAACCTACTTGTGATTCATCTAAGGCTTGCCAAACTGTGTTGCCTGATACGTAACTATGCGCAATGCCCGCTTCTAATCTTGATAAAGGTGCATTTACTAATCCGTTACGATATGCTTCAGCAGTCGCCCCTTTGCTTCCTGCGTCGTTGTGTATAACTACGTTTGTTTTGTTAGGTCGTTAATCTAACTCTAGGTTTATCCCTAGCACTCTCATTACAAGACGTGACCAGACTATATGTTTCTATCTACATGAGATAGTTCTTCTTTCGAGTTCACTTGAACCCTACGAGGACGCAATCCTCTAGTCGTTGAACATTCTCCTTGTACTAAGAAGTATTTAGGAGTAGTGCTGCTAAACAAACCAATCCTTAAACTTGTTAAACCTTCACAAAGTCTTTTCAGCTTTATTGTGGTATTAAGGCTCTAAGGTTCTTCAAAGCAATTTATGTTTTTAGTACATATACATCGCTATATATGCAGCGCTTAAATGAATTCCCATTTATATTTATAACAGTGATTTCTTTTACCACGTATTGCGTCGCTAATATGATTACCATATCCCTGTCTTTTTGCTTCAGCAATAGATGGAAAATAAACTTCTTCTCCAGTAATTATATGAGTTCCTTTGATTTTCTTACTTCTTTTACCATTTGTAGATTTTTTAATAGATCTTTCGATTCTAGTTCCATAATTATTATTTTCTTTAGAAGTTATATATTCTAGGTTTTCTAGACGATTATCACTTTTATCTTCGTTTTTATGATTAACTTCATAACCTAACTTCTTCTCTCCGACAAATGCTTCCATAACCAAATTGTGAACGTATCTTGATTTTCTTATGCTATTTTTATTTAAAGTGACTTGAAAATAATCAAATGCTACTTTATTTGGTTTTAAAATCACAGTCGGGTAAGTTCTTGTCACAGAACCTCCATGTTTAACAACTCTTTTTAAGGACTTAACTCTGCCCATATTCGAAACCATATAATAACCTTCGTAATTTATAACATCTTTCCAAATCTCTGTCATATCAGCACCCCTATATCATTATAAAGGTACTATATCATATTTATGAAAAATTCACTATTATTTACGCCTTTAGGGTTACTACCACGCTTAGGTAGGTCATAACCTTTAACCACATCTTTGATGATTTTAAGTTCTACTGCTTTAGGTTGTGGCTTAGCTGTTTCTTTTTTAGGTGCTTGTGTAGGAGATTGAACTGATCGTGGCGCTGTCTCACTTTTAAAATTCGGACGGATAAACCACATAGGGAAATCATAAGCATGTTGTCGTCTTGTAACTTTTTCCCAACCCCAGCCGGGTTGTTCGATTCCGTCAGTCCAGCCACCGCCTAGCCAATTCTGCTCATATACAATGATGTAATCTAAAGTTGCTTCAATTACCCATGCAACGTGACCATATCCAGCACCGTAGTTGCTACCGAATACCACCATGTCGCCAGGTTGTGCTAAGAAGTCCGGTGTATTTTGGTATACAGTAGCTAGTCCATCAAAATTGTTTGCAAATGGTATATCTTTTGCACCTAAACCTTTTAGAAGTAATCCAAACAAAACTTTCCAACCAGCATTGGCATAATCAAAGCATTGAAATCCATACCATAAGTCCACATTGAATTGTTTTCCCTCAGAAGTTTTCAACCATTCTATAAACTCTTTTTTAGTTAATTTTGCTTGCATCGTCGCCACCTCCATGATGATACTCATTCACGTCAAAACCAACATCGTTAGAGGCGTCTGTAAACGGCTGTGATGTATCATATTCTTTCGGTGCTTTTGTACTTAATTCTGGCGTTAAATTACTGTCTTGAGATGTTTTCCAAGTAACCTGTTGTTCTTCTTTGCTACTATCTCTAGGCGCTTGATATGTCTGTGCTATAGATGAATCTGAGACGCCTTTTGACGTTGGATCAGTAATAACACCAATACCTGTGAGTAGCGTGAGAATAGCACCTATAATCGCGCTAGCTTGATTTAATTGAGTTGATAAATCTAATCCGAATAAGTCTGTAATTTGCTTGATAAATAGCAACAATGCACCAACTAAACCTGTTAATACTGCTTTATTTTTAAATCTCAATTTCCAGTTAATATCCATTTGTTTGCTCCTTTTACCCAAAATAAAAAACGACTAAAAATTAGTCGTTTAAAATTATTCGATGGTCAAAGTCGGAGATCCTGAATAAACATCACTTATAGTGACATACAAAATCCCGGAAGGATTACTAAAGTTAATGCTTTTACTTGCAACTCCACTATTGACTCCTGATATTCCTAAATCACTTGATCCTAAATTAGTTTGCGAAACCCTCATTATACCGCTGCGTACATTTTCTATTGTCACCTGATAATTTTTGTTAGGTTCAACTCCATTTATTGTCCATTTTGCTGTTGAATCTTCTATGCTATCCGGATATTTATTTTTAGGTAAGGGTTTTATTACAAAAGATGAAGGCTTTTTCCATACTTGGATATTTCCAGCATATACTTTTGTATATTCTTCATCTTCGTAAATAAGCTTCTTTACATTTTTAAAATTACCTTCCATAAAATCACCCCTTAATTAAGTAAAGTGTATTAGGGTCTTTTTGATACAAATAATTATATTCTGTTTCACTGCCTGTCCAAATATTCAGTGACGGCTGCGAAGAACCGATAGGTTGATAAAGTTTATCTGCTTCCTCTTTTGTAAAAGCATTTGATGATAAAAGATAACGTTCATCATGACTGTGATTTATGTCTGATTTTTTTGATAAAGCATTTTCTAATCCTTCAATCTGTTTGATTGTATGACTATGATTTTTATCTGCATACAAACTGTTTAATGATTGCTTGAATCTCTCAAAATCTTCTGTACTAACTTTTGAGCCAATCTGTTGCAATACACTTTCTGAAATAGAGTTGTTTTGTATTGCTTCTGCTAATTCTCTTAGTGTATTCATAGATTCAGGCGCGCTATCAACTAGTTCAGCAATTTTTGAATCCGTATACGTTTTAGAGTCGTTGAGAGTTGTATCTTTGATTTTTTCAACTTCTTGCAATTTATTTTCTAACCCTTCAACATTTGCGATATTGATTTTGTCCAATAACTCAGGTTCTGCTTTGATATCTGTATCTTTACCATCAATTTGCCACATTTTAGTGTCAGGATTGATTGATACTACAGTACCGTTTTTACCGGGTGTGCCTTGTTCTCCCTTTTTACCTGTATCACCTTTCGCACCAGGTTGTCCCGGTTCGCCTTTATCACCTTTCGCACCTTTAAATCTACTTTCATTCTTTTCGATGTAAGAAATGACATCTTTATCTATTTTCTCTTTAAAGTCTTTGCTCAATAAATCTGTCGCGTTATCTTTTAAAATTCTCGTAATAGCATCATCTACCAATTTAACATCGATTTCTTTTGCTACAGCAGATTCAATGCCACTATCAACGATATTGAAAGAAAAGTTCGCGACATGTATTTTTTCTTCTTCTTTCTCTAAAAACAGCTTACAACGAACATAACCAGCGTGTTTGATAACCTTTTTAGGTATCTTGTAGGTAAGGAACCCTTTTACAACATCGTCGATAATAAGGGGCTCATTTTTGAATATAGAGCCATCTTCCATAAATAAATGTAATCTAGGTGTTAAGCCATGTGCTTTTAGATCGATACGACCTTGTTTGTCATTGATACCTATTCTTATAGATGCTGTATTTTCATCTTCAGTGTAAAATCGACAGCCAATGTCACCTAAGTCAACACCATCATTTTTTATTCTCGTTTCAACATCTTTTATTTTGTACATTTACACACCTCTTTATTTATATTTATCTCTTATAAAGTAGATACCTTTTAAGCCGATTTGTTTATATAGCTTAGCGATTGTACTAGCTTGATGTTGGCACCACTCTATAGCAGTAGCGTATTGGTGGGTAGCTGGATTCTTAGGATTCCATCTAATTCGGTACAATGTGTTTTGACCTTTATTGATGTAATCCTTTCTTACGAAGCTAGCACCGCCCATGATTGCTTTTGCTGGAGATGTCCAACCTTTATTTTTAGCAAACGTCATTGCATAATCAGGGTCGTTGTCGAATGCACCAATACCGAAGTAATTATATGCACCGTATCTACCACTAGCGAAGTTACTTGTTCCGTATCCACTTTCTAAGAAAGCGTGCGCGATCAAATAAATTTCGTTAATGTTGTTTTTCTTACAAGCTTCCGCGAATGCTTTGCCTTGTCCGTCGAGCGTTCCTTTTCCTTTAAGTATTTTGTTAAGCGCACTAACTGAAATGCCTTGATACTTGCCTAAATTAAGCATTTGATAGCATTGCGTGTTACTTTCCCATATTCGCTTAACATTCATTGCCGAGCTCGTTTGTGCTCGTGTTGCATTAGCCCAGCCCCATGTATGAGATTTTTTCGGGTTACCCCTAGACATTTGTCTATCCAGTGCTTGCTGGAATGTGAATGGACTTGTTTCAGTAACGATGCTTGGTTTTTCGTCTGATGGAGTAGGGCCTCGTGTGGACGCACTGTCAACTGATGTTTTATCACTAATTCTTATTGTTGTTTTTGTCGTTACTTCTTTTATATTTTCTCGTGTCAATATATCTCGTTTAATGTATGTCTCAAGCATTTTCTTTTTAACTTGCTCATACTTTGCGTTATCCGGTATACCTTGCTTAATCAAGTCGTAATTAATTAAATCTTTCATACTACGCCAAATATTAGGGTCTACCTTTAACGTCGTTTCAGATAAGTTTTTATCAATCCCTGACAATAACCAAACACCACGTATTAACGCTTGTATTTGATTCAATAAGAATTGTCGTTTGCTATCTGTTTGACCACCACATACTTCAATAACTAGCCAATTAGGGTGACGCGGGTCATCAAAATTGGTTGGTCTAGCAAGCCATGTAGCCTCTCTATCGACATATAAATGCGGTATTTCATAATCGCTTATAAACTTATTTCTTTGCGTATACAGTTCGTCTACAGAACGCATATGCATTGATTCTTTTATATATAACCCTTGAATATCTGAGCGTTCATCACCCATTACAACTATATGATCAATGAAGTGCTCTTTTTTATCTAAAACATTGCTGTAAGCAGTGTATTTTACTGTTTTAACTTCTTTAAATTGCGGTTTCTTCGCTTCGCCAGTAATTGTTGAGTCATTGGCTTTTGATGCTGAACTTGTATCAGTACTACTAGGTTTGCTAGTATCTTTTGAATATGGAGGTCTGACAAAGCCTGTAACACTTACATAAGGGTGTCTTACTAAACTTCCCGGAGAACCTGTCCAACTATTAGAATTAACCCAGTTTTGGTCAACGCTATAAAAATAACTTTTATTAGATGGTCCTACTACTATTGCGGTGTGTCCGTCCGAACCTATTCCGTTGCCAGGGTGCCAAACTGCGATGTCTCCAGGTTCCGGTACAAATCCAGATGAATAACGATAGAATCGGAAACCCTTAGGATATCTGTAATTAGCCATATCCTTAGCATTGCCCCATGTTACAAAACCCCAATATCTTTTAAAAATAAAGTTAGGTGTATCCCAACATTGACTGCCCCGATAATTATCTATATTAATCCTCTTACCAATATTCGACTTTGCCCACTCCACCACTTCACTAGCTGTAGGCTTTCTAGTCTTTGGGTTAGGTAATCCCATGTATGCACCTCATTTCAATCAAAATAAAAAGCCAGTGCCGAAGCACTGACTCTTAACTGTTATTTACATTTACCAAACCAGAAGCACGCCCAGAAGCTATATCCTAAAATCCCTTTAAGCATGGTAATCACCTCCTTTAAATACCAAAAATAGTTCTTAGTAAAGCTATGACAATCGTACTGAAGATAGTCCCTATCAAACCGAGAATCCACATTTTCATATCGCGTATATTTTTGTCGTTTTCTTTCTTATTTTTTTCGTCTATCTGTCTTTCCCTCTGGATAGCATCTAAAGTTTTATCTAATTTAATGTTAACTTGCTCTTGAGTTTTTTGACCTAATTTAATCTCATTGAGAGTGCTAAGCATTGTTTTATCATTCTCTTCTAATCTTCTAATTCGCCATTCATGTTCGTGCCGTTTGGTAAATCCAAACATTACGCCACCTACTTTGTGTTAAATTAAAAAGCCTCAAGCATTACACCTGTGACTTTTCATCTTTTGCCTCTGGATATTTTTCACCAGTGATCAATGCATATTCTTCTTTGTCGATTACACCCATGTCTACGTACCACTTAATTTGCTCATTTTTATAGCAACCCCACACATAAAAAGTTTTAATGTCTTTAAAAGTTGGATAAATCATCTTCATCATTTAAACGTCCCCCTCAGTATTTGTTTTGTTAGTTTTCAGTTCGGTCAACTGTTGTGTTAACATAGCGTTTTGTTGCGTCAATTGCATTGTCAACATGTTCACTTGCGTCATCTGCATTTGCATACTTGCAACCATTCCGCGAAGTTCCTCATCACTTAAATCTGACGCACTTTGTTGGTTTGATGCATTCGGTACGTCTTCTTTTTCGAAATTGCTATTGTATTTAATTTCGCCGTTAGTGAAAACAAACTTTCTAGGTTCGAACTCTTCTTTAAATTTAATAGGCACATTGTTATCATCTACATCTAAACTATTGCGTAAACCGCCAGTATTAACGAATCCGATAACTTCGTTTTTATCGTTTACTGTGATTTTCATTATTTCCACCCCATAATTTTAGTTATAGTAACTTTGTTGGCATTCGCTCCAGAACCTGATGTTTTACCTAAATCAAAGTACACATCGTTATCTATTCTTAAAGTAGTGCTACTTGTTTTGGATAGTAAGCACTCATAAATACCGCCACCGTTGCCGTCTGAGTCAACTACATTCGCTTTACTCAATTGAATCGCGTTAGGTAATGCGGTAAGTCCGAATCCCTCAATAACGCCACCTGGATAAGTTCCACTTACCAACAAAATAGAATAGTTTGTGTACGGTTCAGTTAGATTGATTGTTGTACCTACACCATTTGCTCCACCGTCGAACAATACCGTTGACTTATGTTCATTAGGAACTGTCCACTGTTGCTCAAGTCTTCCGTTTGTGATTGATCGTGTGTAAATCTTTTTAGAGTTATAAGGTGTGAAGTTAAATAGCTTGTTTGTATCATCTTTAACGAATACCGATAAATAACCCTCATAACTTTCAACGCTACCTGGTAAATCCGGCACTCTTGTTGCATAGTAATTACCAGCAGTTAAATATCCCAAATCGCCTTGCGCATTATTTAAGTTAACTTGAATTGATTGACCATTCGCCTCTGTCATCTTATGTTGTTGCCAGCTCGTTGTTCCGAATTTATCATCTACATACTGCTTAGCTTGATTTAAAGCGTTGTTAGACGTTTCTTCAACAAATTGCTTAGTTAAGTTTCCATCATTCTTTTTATAAAACGGGTACCATGTGCCGTAGATTTTGTATTTTGTGTACTCATCGTTTGAATCGTCTGGGTACCATGTTGCACGAGCAGTATTATTATCAACAACATAAACAACTAACACACCAGATTTGCTTGATGTATAAGTTGATTCATCGAACGAAGAACCGTCATCAACACCATCTTGTCCAGGCTTCTCTAACGTGCCTATATCCGTCTTTTCTGGTGCATCTGTTGCATTAGTAATATGAATAATCCTAGATGTGTTAACTGCGCTTAAAACGCTATCTATGGACTGCTCATACGATTCAATTGCTTTACCGTAATCATCTGTAAGTTTAGACTTTTGCCAATTTGTTGTTGAATTACCTTTAACAAGGTCAGCGCCATTGATTTGTTGTTCAACTTCGTTAACACGTTCAAAAATCGCTTGCTCTTTTTCAACTATTTTATCGACTTCAGCTGTAACAGCTTGTGTTGCACTAGTTTGCGTCGCAGTAATAGCTTGTATAGCTTCGTTTTGCTTGATTTCGATTTGTTGAATGCCTTTTGTCGCACTATCATTCACTTTTGCTATTAACGTTTGTGTATCAGCCATATTTTGCTTTAATTGGTTAAAGTCTTTACCGACAGCTTCGATAGTATCTTGAATAGATTTGATATAAACAAGCTTTGTTATACCATCAAACCCACTAACTAAATCATTTTCAATATTGAAGCTAAATTGACGTTCAACAACAACATTATTACTCCCGTTTTGTGTAAAGAATGCCTGAGCATGCACCTTGCCTGAATGTTTTAAAAATTCATTCGGTATCACATACTGCAAACGCCCATTAATTGCGTCTACTATCGTTAATTCGTCTGAAATATAAGCGCCTCTATCTACGTTATAATCATCGGTTTTTAACACAATAGATGTTTTAACATGTTCAGAACTTATAGATAACGGTCTGTTATTCTTAGTTACTGCAAAATTTAAAACACCAGTTCCTCTATCTGATTCATAGAAACTGATGTTTGTGTCAATAACCGGATTATATTGTGATGTTGTTTGTAACTCGATTAAGTTATCATCTTTCGAAAAATTATCTACTACCATTATTCAACCTCCTTACCTTCTATTATGCTCCAACCACTATTACCACCAGTACCAAAGTTTCTAACGAAAAACTGGTGAGCAGAAGCAAAGTTATTACGTCTTAGCACTTGTGTTGTGTTACCTGGTGTATTCGATTTTACTTCTAATATCCAACCTGCAATACCTTTAAAGTCTTTAGGAAAATCAGTAAATCGGTTTGATTCTTCAGTAGTGATATAGAAATCTAAACCAACGATTTTTAAATCTGATAATTTTGTAATACTCTTAGGGATATGTTCCCAATAACCGGCGTTTTGCGGGCAGAAATTCCATGCTCCGTTGTTTTTCTTATTGAAAATGTCAATGACACGTTCGAATTTAAGCATATTTCTACCTGTGCTATTTCTGGTAAGTACTTGTCTTAGAGCACCATTATAGTGTCCAGGCAGTACATCAAAGAACCAACCTGCATCTCTAAACGCTTTCGGTAACGGGAAATCTAATGCATTTTGTGTGTCTTGCGTATAGATATAGTAATGACCAACTTCCGTAATATCACTTAGATATGCTGGGTTCTGTATTGGTAACGGTTTAACACGTCCGCCTGAATCAGTCATCGATACTTGAGGTGCAATGTTTTTTAAGAATTGGTTAACACCTCTTTGGCCGATGGAATAAATTGAGTGATGTCTGTTGTTACCAGGTCCAATAGTTACCCCTATTAAAAGCGCTTTGCGTCCTGTTTCTAGATCGTAATACATATCTAGACCCTCAGCTTCTTGGAAGTCTCCTTTAAAGTTATTATTCACACCGCCAATATCGATACGTCGTTTAAATAACAATTCTTTTGTTTTTATATCGAAACCTTGTAAGTAGTTAGGGTTGGCTGTATTCGAATCACCTGTATACCAATATAAGATACCTGCATCATAAGTGATACCTTGCATAGGTTGTGTATCTGAAGTGTATTCCATAGGTATATCCATTTGATACAATACTTTGTCTATACCTTTATCAATATCGTCAGCACTTCTAACCTCAACAAAGTTCAACGAATTCTTAAGTTGTCTTTCAGTGGGTTTATATTCACGTCTAAAAATCATTAAATTTTCTACCGGATTATAAATCGCTGACGTATATCTGTCGTTAAATATATTCGGCATGACATCTTGCATTTCATTACCATAAGTTATTTCTCCAGTTCTATATTGGAAACGTACAAACTTGTTGTTTTTGTTACTGTCCAATACAGCTGAATAAATCCATAATTCTCCATCAATGTATCTATACGCATTGTGTGTACCGTGACCGCCGTTTTTAACAAGCAATCTATCAATAAATTGTCCGTTGGGCTTCAATCTAGATAACATGTAATGATTACCTGGACGAGCTTGCGTCATATAAATAATTTTCGTTCTAGGGTCTACCCAAAATGATTGCATTACTGCATTTGTATATGGCGATAAATCAGTGATAAATTCCGGTTCTTGCTCTTTTGGTTCGAATCGGTATTCTGTCGCTCGATATTCTTTATAGTGTTCATCTACAGCTTTCTCAACCTTTTTAGTGAAAGCATCTAGTGTTGAATAATCATGATACAAACGATCTTGCAATGTCTTATGACCATAACCTGTATTATCAATACGCGCGTCTTTTACTTCATTGATACCGTCGCCGTTATGGCCTAGAATCATATTGCTAAAACGGCCATTTAAATACGTTAAATAATCTTCAACACTGTCATTCAAGTATTTAATTTGTTTCGCTGAGTGTGCGTATATTTCTTCTTTTTGATGGTATATAAACATTTTCTCAAGTTTGCTCATACCTTCATCTAACAAGCGATAGTTATACTCATGTTGAGCAACTATTTTCCGACCTGTCATTGAATGTAAACTTGTAATTAATCCGTAAGCCATTGGTTGCCTCCTTTAGTCGTAAAAACTGTAATAATCCTTGATTAACTCGTACATAATAACCTCGTGACCTTTTTCGTTAGGGTGTAAGCCGTCCTCCATGCTCGCTTTCCTAAAAGCTGGATTGTATGGCTTAAAGTAATCTGTGTGATATGCGTCAAACACTGGTACATCTAACTCACTACAAGCTAATATTTGAGCGTTTACATAGTCCTCAAGTGTTAACCCTAGTTTGTTTTTGTCCGTGTCTTTACGGCGTATTGTTGTACCACTCATAGGGCATTGTCTTGTAGCTGTCATCACTAGTATTTTTGAATCTGGATTATTCTTTCTAATAACTTCAATTGCAGAACAAAAGGCACCGTAAAACGTTTTTGTATCCGTTTTATCAGTGCCTATCGGTACGCCTGCCCAATAACCGTGTAACCAGTCATCATCAGTGCCTTGTAATATGATTAGGTCTCCTCTTATTTGCTCTGCTTGTCTATAAATGCTGTTTTCTACCGCTTCTTTACCTATTGGAACTGTTGCCATTGTTGCGCCACCTCTTGCAAGATTAGTCGTTTTAGCTTTCAATTTCTTGCCTAACATTTCTGTGAAATTAGTTTTTGCGTGCGACCCTCTAGCTACAGAGTCGCCAATCGTTCCAATTGATTTGATGTTTCTTATACTTGATTGACTAGTAAAGTCGTACATGATCGTACCATTAGCAGTTGTAACTGTTTTAGTATTCATCTTATCGACTTTAGCGTTTATTTTTTCATTCTGCTTAACCAATTCATTATTTATAGATAAACTTGCGTTAACTTTTGCGTTTAATGCTTTTAGTTCTTTAGATGGGTCGGATTTTGTAGATTTTACGCTTTTAACATAATTTGCAGCATCATGAACTGCTTTGTTATAACGATTACGCCTTGTAAAGTCTCCTAATACTACATCTTGCTTAGTGATATTATTGTACGCATCTCTATGTGTAGTGATTTCGACTATTCTCACTAAGTCGTTATATCCTATGGCAGAATCCACCACTCTAACAACATCACCTATTTTAGGGTTAGCTTCTGGGAAATGTTCACGTAACGCTACAAAGTCTAAGGAAATAGAAGCAGTGACACTTTTCTTTATCAATAACTCCATTGCTTTTTTTAAACTATCTTCTTTTTTAATACGTCCATCAACAAGCGGTGGCGCTTCTCTTTTACCTATCAATTGTGCTAATGGATGAGTGAATTCAATTTGTAGTCCCGCTTCTGCAAAAGTCTGTTGTCCATCAAAATCACCATAACCTTTAATAAAGGTATAACATTTAGATGCATCTTCTTGTATTTTGACGTTATCAGCATTCACACCAGCTTTAATGTAATAATTGGCAAACTTAGATAATTCATCATACAAATGAAACGTTTTAGTCTTTGCATCGTATTCATATTCGAGATGATAACGCTCAAGTCCTTTTTTTAAGATTTCTAATCGTGTATCTCCTTTGCCTAATCCCTCGAATTTAGATGCATCTACTTTTGGATGTAATACATACTTATAACCCGTTCCTTTAAAGACAGTATTGAAGAACTCAACGCCTGTAAAACTTTCGTTATACTCTTGGTAAATCCTAGAATTGTTAAGGTCATCAAGTTCTTTTTGCCTAGCTTTGATATCAAGCCTTATTTTTTCGCCAATAGTAGACTTATCAAGTATGACAATTACATATTCGTTGAAATCATCTTCACCTTCAACATGAGTGATCGTCCACATTTTAGTTATAGCACCTATTGCGTCAAACGTACTCGCGTTCTCGATAATAGTTAGATCCAAAGAACTATCTTCATTTAGCTTTTTACTTACCTTTGTACTAACATTAATAGCGTGCCCTACACCCTGTAGACTTTTTAATAAAATTGGCATAGGCTACTCCTTATCTAAAATATAATTTGTGTCTAAATGTAATTTGTTTCATTACTTTATTAGACTTGAATCGATTCCAGCCTGGATATAAAACCGGTTGTTCTAAAGTTTTATTAAAAGAATCTATATTTAAATAACCTCTATAGGTATGTTTACCGTCGAAGATTATTTTATCTCCGGCTTTTAAATCAACTTCCTTAATAACTGAGATATTTCCTTTATCTGTATAGAAAGTGAATCCATCCTTATCATTAGCTTTAACATCTTCAGCTAACTCTATTTCAACAACATTAAACTGATTAAACTGTGTTAAAGGAACATCACCGTTATAATAAACTTCTCCTGAGTTAGTGTTGTAAAATGTCATTTGACGCCTCTTATCACCTTCGTTTGTAGGCAATCTATCAGGTACCGACCATTTTTCAGGGTCGTTATTACTTTCAAGATCAGTACTATAACCGACACTTTCAAAGTATGGTAGTTCGGTTGTTTCAAACGACAAAGAAAATTCCCCTGATGTTTGTGTTGTGTCAAAAGAAACTTCACTTACTAGTCCTACAAAAAGTTGTCGTCCATCAACATAATCAAGCTCAAATGCTTGTTTGTCTTTTGGTATATCTAATATATGCTCATACTTAATTGAATTGTCTGGTGTAGCTAATTCCCTTAAATAAAAACGTCCAGCAAATAGTGCTTGGACGTCTGACTTTAAATGTGAAGCATAAGCAATTTTAGGTACTTTATACCTTATCTTAAGCTCTACTTTTTTAAGTTCTTCTTTAGCGTAATTATGAAATCTACCATCAATACCCTCTATATCAGAATAGTTACGATGATATCCTGCGCCTGTAACGTTATATTCAACTACTTCCAAGTGATTATAAGTGAAAGGATTGTCACTGACGCGATACTGTGAACCATTCCTTATTACTTCTATATCGTGCGCTATCAACTAACAAACCTCCCTTATAATAAGTTGAAACTTCCGTCTATAGCGTTCATGTCATCAATGCGTGATTTAATTAAATCAAGGTCGCCCTCATTTCTAATCGTTACATTCACAATAGGTCTATTATTTTCTTTTAAGCTATGTTGAACATCGCTAGTCATGTGTCTGTCTATAGAAGTACTTACAGGATTTACTATACTATCTGTCAAAGTAGAGGATAGCTCTTTATTAAAGGCACTGCCAAAGTCTGTAGCAATTACTTTTGCTTGTGATACCGCTAAACCTTTACCTAAGCTACTACCTCCACCGTGTCCACTTACGAATGAAGTTACAGAGTCCCAAGCTGATGAAATCGCATCGCCTACCGCGCTGACTACTTTGTGCGCAGCATTGGCTACACCCTCAGCTACTTTGCCGATTAATTCCGCTCCGGCATTTAAGAAATCACTGAAGAAACTTTTAATCTTACCAAGTGCATCACTCATACCGTCACCTACATTTGAGACAACTCTTTTAAACCCATCAGCTACTTTACTCGCGAAACTTGTAACTGTATTCCAAATGTTAGAAACCCATTCAGAACCTTTTGTGATAATAAAGTTTAATGCTTGTCCCATTTTTTCAGCCACACTCCAAGCAACACGACTGAACCAACTTGTAACAGTGTTCCAAATACTGCTAACAAAATTAGTGATTGTACTCCATATCTGTGACCAACTTGTACCAAACATTGAAAGCGTTCGATTCATTACGCCAGTTAAAAAGCCGATAATTGACTCCCAAACTGATTGCATGTATTGCCAAATCGTATCAAGTACATTGGTAACCGTAGTTTTAATAGTCTCCCAAACACCTGAGAAGTCGCCAGTAAGCAACTGAATTAAAGCAGTGAATAAACCTACTATGATTTGGACAGCTACGGATATCACTGTTCCTATGGCTTGGAACGCAATTGTAATTAACGTCCACAAACCTTGTATGATATTCATAACATTTGTAATAATGCCTATTACCAAAACACCTAAAACTTGCATGAATACTTGTCCTAATACTTGTAATATAGGCATGATTGGCTGTAATGTTGATTGAATTTTGCCCCACAATTCAGTTAACCAGCCGACTACACCTTGAATCGCACCAGAAACTGCCGTTTTAACACCGTTCCACGCTTCAGTAATAGTATTTCTAAAGTTCTCGTTTGTTTTCCATAAATAAACGAGGACACCAATGAATGCACCAATTACTGCAACAACTGCTAAAATAGGTGCTGAAATCGAACCGAATGCACCTATTAATGCTTCCGTAGCTCCAGTAACTAAACTTGATGTTCTAACGAAGTCTAAAATCTTTTCAGTGACGCTGAATAAGCTCAAACCAAACACATTTGTAAGTACACTACTTATAGCAACAATCGGAGCCATTAAAGCCCAAAATACACCGCCTAAAATACCCATAACGCCAGCAACTTGTGCTATAGCTGGGTGTGTTTCGAATAGTTTAGCGATAAATCCAGCTAGATTAGTGATAAAGTCTAACAATTTACTAGCTATAGGAGCCATTGCAGTACCAAAAGCAACTAATGCTTTTACGATATTACCGATTAACTGCATAATAGTAGGACCATTCTCTTGAACATAACTGATAAAGTCTTTAAACCCTTGTGATTGTCCTACTTGTTCTGACCATGCTCTAAATTGAGAAGTTAATTTAACCAACCAATCAAAAATGTTGGAACTGTTTTGTGCAAAAGCAATCATTAAATTACCAATACCAGCGAACACATTACCAAATATCTGACCAATCTTAGGTAAGTTAGTGGTAGTGTAGTCAATAAACGCTTTAATAGCATTCTGACCAGATACACTATTAGCCCAATTTTGGAAAGCTATAGACATGTTCTGTAGTCCTTGAGACACAAATTTGAACAACGGCATTAATTGAGTGAAAATGTTAACTAATCCGTCGCCAAATCGTCCTGCAGCGTTCAATAAATCTCCGAAGATTGCGCCACCTATGCTATTCAACGCTTCAAATGCTTTCTTAGCTGTTTCAGAATGTTTAACCCAATCCTCAAACTTGCGTGCGTTTGCTTCAACCAGCATAGATACTTCGGATAAGAATGGTTTTAATTGAGACATCGCACTTGTAACGCCTCTGATACCTGCTGACATCGCATTAAAGATACTTGCTTGATTCTCTTTAACAATATCACGCCATGTAGTTTTTAACTGATCGCTCGCATCTCTAAAGTTTTGAACTTCTTTTGTTACTGCCAATGTTCCATCTTCAACCATTTTAAGAGCGCTAATAGCCATTGCACCAAAGCCAACAACTCCAAGACCTGCGACAGAGAATGCGCCAACTAAACCTAAAACGCCACCACCTAATACACCAACCGCATTAAGTACTGCCATTATTGCAGGTACTAATCCGGCAATCACTGGTATCAATGCTTGTATACTAGCAATCATTAAGCCTTTAACTTGTTGTGCAAAAATTGTACCAAATGTACGAATTTTAGTAGCTAGCGCGTCCATTTTCTCACTATAATCAGTTAAGGACTGATTCAGTGCCTTAGTTAAAATTTGGGTTTTTGTCATACCTCTCGTATCGAAATTAACTTTTATTGTTTTGTTGTGTAACGTGGCCAACATCGTTTTTGCACTAGCAATTGCACGTTTTAACGGTGAATTATTACCATCTATTTTAACGTTATGTTCACGCCATTTTTGCGCCATAGCTTTAGCGCGTTGTAAAGCTCTTTGGAATCTTGAAATATCTGCTTTTACATCTGTTTCAATTTCGTTTGGTACAGACGTCTTTGCTAATCGTTGAGCTTTCCTTACGTTGCTTTGGAAATCTCTAATATTGGCCATAATCTTTGCCATAAAATGAGTATCCAAAGGCTAACCTCCTTTCGATTCAAGGAATTTTCTTGTGCCTTCTTTGAAGAGTTCACGTCTTCTTTTTTCTTCTTCTAATCTAGCTTTTTGTACACGAGCATAGCTACCAGGTTCTCTTATTTCGTAACGTTGTTTCTCAATGTCACGAATCATACTAGTTAGCCTCTTAGAAGCTTGTACTAAGCCGTTAGCTTGCGCTTGTTCAATTAATAATTGTCTTTGATCTAGGTACCTATCCTGACCACCAATAAGCCAATCACGCCATTCAGCAGGTGTTAGTGCTAACAATTCATGTTCAGGGATATATCCTAAATATCTAGCTGTCAGTTGCCTTATTTTTGAGTAATCGTGTAAGGTTCTGCGCCCATGATTTCCTTGTAATTCTCTTTCATCATTTCTATGCCTGCTTTCGTCATTTCTTTGTCCTCGCTTTTGGCCATATTCGGTGCTTTGTTCAATGTCATCCAGTACGAGCGACTCTCCCTCTTGAAAAAACCACTATTGTTAAGTTTGTCCAAAGCCCCTTGTAATAACGGCAAAGTATCCTCGTTTTCAGTGATGAAATCATCAATCGCTTTTTCTAATTGTTCTCGAGTTGGTGGGTTTTTTAAATAAGCAGTAGCACATTCCCAAAATTGTAAAATCGCTTTGTTTCTAGATTCTAGCAAACCGTTAAAGATAACATTGAATCCTGGCATTGCTCCTTTTCTCCCATCTTCGCTATCTTCTGAGAATTTTTCAGCTTTTCGGTCAAATGCAAATGTTACTTTTGCTTCTACTTCGTAATCTTTTTCTCCGTCATTAATTTTTAATGTTGTAATTGGATTAAATTCAGTCAAAATATATACCTCTTTTCAATTTTTTTATAAAAAAATAGGGAGCTTACGCCCCCTTGATCTATTAGTTTACATAGAATGGTCTTCCGTGTGTGAATCAGATACAACACTAGCTTTCTTTTGATTCTCGAATGTTCCGACTTTTTCGCCGAATTTTTCGTATTCAACTGTAGGCGCACCTGCAGCTTCAAACCATTCTTTTGGCAAGTTATCTTCAGCGCCTTCTGCTGTATTCCATTTAACTTTTAATGACAGTTCGATTTTGTCACTTTCATCATCAAACGACATTTCAAATGATTCTGGAACAACATAACCAAACATTCCGTGATGTTTACCGTCTGCACGTTTATTACGCTCATAAAGCCATATACGCAACTGTCCACCTGTTTGTACAGCATGTTTCACTGCTTCAATTCCTTTGTCTCCAGGCACATTACCAATCGTTAATTTAAATGATTCTGACATTGCATTGGAAGAATAGTCCGTTTTACCGCCTCGTACTATTTCAGCTAAATCATTTTCAATCGTATGTCCACCTTCTTGTAAGTCAGCTAATAATAAAGCATCAACTAAATCTAAATCAGTTTCAGCTGGACGTACAACCGCTAAATAGTTTTTTTGCGCCATTTAATACACTCCTTCGTTTTTCTTTTTATGTCTGTACTTAAATAAAAGCCGTATCGTGCCATGCTTAGTAAACCTGTCAATATCAGGGAATACTGCTTGACTATCGATACGACTAAATTGAAATTCATAATTTTCTATCTCTATAGGCCTGTTAAGCACATAGCCAATTGCGCTTAAAATGAGCTTAGCCTCGTATTGTGTAGCGAACTGTGAATACACATGTATGACAATACCGACCGTTTCTCTCATTGTTGCGCTAGATTCGTTGTTAGTGACGTTTGATTCACCCACAACAATATATGGGTAAACAGCATCATCTTGAACAACGTCAAAAACCCTATCATCAACTAGTCTGTTAATGTTAGGGTCTGAGATTAATCTTTTATATATTTGATTTGTAAGTTCAGGTTCAACTGATACCCACATATTTAACCACCTCTATGAAAAATACTGCTCGAATGTCTTGCGTCCTGCGTCAATTGCAGGATTCCAAAACGGCTGTGGCTCTTGACCATATGTTGTGTACCATTCGCCGTCATCACCTTCAAAACTCCACGGAATCTTTGTAGCACGACTACCACCAGGACCAGTAGCATATATACCAGTACCGTATTCAACGTATATTGCATAATCTGCGCCGACACTTATAACACTGGATAACCCACCGTCGAAATATTTAAAGTCAATACTTTCTTTTAAAAAACCTAAGTCAACAGGAGCTAATGCTACAGCTGTGTTATATATCTTCATCGTCGTTTTAGCAATACCTTTTTTAACCCACTCTTCTATTTTCTTATCGAACTTATCTAATTCAACAACCATACTGTCAGCGCCATACTTAACCTTTGCCATATGGCACCTGCTTAAGTCGTAGTAACTTAATTTCATGTTGTCCGCCCTGATCTACAGAATCGCCTACAATACTAAAGATTCTACCCTCATACTCAAATAGATTGTTTTTAGATATTGGCAAGTCATAAGGTACGTATAGGTTTCTGTCGTATTCAAGGGACATTTGATGAAATTTTAGTTGTTCAGATGTAGTAGGCGTATCCATAAATCCATCAATTGTTTTATCGCTTACAAAGCGCTCTTTTATAATTGGATACTCTCCTACTTTTTTGATACTTCCAATAGAAATAGTGTGAGGGAATTCGTCGTACGGGTTAAACACAAACAACACCTCTATCTTATTGGTTTAAACGGATGAAACTTTGCTCGTTTATACCTGTTTAATACTCCACTAATGTAATCAGGGACACCATCGTTATAAGTGTACGATACTGTCCCCATGCTTCTAGATTTTAAGTTTCTTTTAACCTCAGGACGCTGATAATACTCAAGTACATCTGCAACATACTTTTTGATTGAGTAAGGATAAATAACTTGACCATCTTTCACGAAATCATTGTTTGTTATATCCCTAACATCTTCTAGTATTCCGTCAACTTCCATCTTAAATATTTCTTCTTCATCACTTTTAACTTCCACTCCATTTTTCTTGAGTAAAAGTTTAACATCTTCATAAAGAGTCATTTTTATCACTCACTCTTATCCGATGCAGTACGGCGTGATTTAACCTCTTTGTAACCTACAAGACTGTAATAAGAGTCAAACGCCTTCTTTGTAACAGTAATGGTCATATTGTCTTTTTTTACCTTAATCTCTTCTGCAGGATTAGCCATCATATCTCCTCCTATTCAGTTGGTTTAAGCGTTGCGAACGCTTCTGGTTTAACGTTCATGTATGCAATATGCATCGTCGCACGTAAAGCGAACATATCACGTTCAAATAATGATACTGGTTGGCCAGAAGCATCTGATGCTTGTAACGTCGTTAACGTGGCATCTTCAGAAATTGCATACTCAATACCTTGTAAGATACCGTAACGTGCGTAATCCCAATCACCCATTAGTGCTAACGATTTCTTTTTGTCGTATACATCCGCTCCAGTATAAGATAGTGGTAATCCCATAATCTCGTTCCCGTTAGCATCAAATAATGGTCTGTCATTAGCATCTAAAGCATTACGCATTTTACTTCTGAATGAACGTGTAGTTAATACTCCGTTTGGATCTAACTCTTCATCTTCAATAGTAGCCATTAATGCCGAAAGGTCTACGTATAAATTATTAGTATCTGTAACAACGTTACCTTTCTCTTCTGCGCCTTCAACAAGCGGTTTACCACTAGTTGAAGTGTTGTAAGGTGATTTAGTACCAAAGATAACAGCTTGGTCAAACGCTTTGTAAAATGCCTCTGCAATTAGAGGTTTAACCTCATTAAAGAAATCTTTTGCAGTCCATTTAAGAAACTCTTTTGATAACGGAATAATTACACCAATTTTCTTAGCTTCCATTTCTGCTTGTGCATATTCAGGCTTAGAAGTTTGAATACGTTCCGTTTCTGATACCCAGTAGGCGCCTACACCTTTTGCTAAGTAAGTAAATTTTTTCTTTTGTGCTGTCATTGGCTCATTTTTAGCTAATTTCATAATTGCTGAATTAGCCATAATGTCTTTCATGATTAAAGTACCTTGTTCTGCTGGAATAACGCCGTTTTTAAAATCCGATAAAATAACATTGCCTGGCGTGTATGTTGGAGTTGCCATATTTTATTACCTCACTTTATTTTCTAATATTGATTTCTTTCGCCATTTCTTCAATGGACTTTACATTTGAAGGGTCTAAATCTTGATTTCGTGATTCTTTAACATCTCTTCCACTCGATTTAAATTTAGACTCAACACCTTTTTGAACATACTTGTCAAAGGTTTCTTTTAAAGCTTTTAAGTTTTGCTCAGTATCTTCATCAGAATCGCCTAAAAATCTATCAACTAAGGATGTTGGTAAATTTAGTTCCTGCGCTTTACCTAGCGCGTTACTTCTTAACTTCTCACGTTTTGCCTCTGCGTCGCGTTTTTCTAACTCTTGTTCAAGAGCACTAATACGTTTTTGTTCTTCTGATTGCTCAGGATTACGCTTCCGTACTTCTTGTTCGATTAGATCCTCAAGATTTTTCTCTTTCCATGATTCTAATCCTTTCGAATGATAACGATCTAATTCAGGTTGAATGAATCGTTTACCTTCTTCTGTATCTAAAAAGCCTTTAACGTCATCAACAGACACCGTCTTAAGTCCGTTTAGATAATCTTTTACTTCTTTATCGTCTTTGTGTTCTTCAAAAAAAGACTTAACTTCTTCGATATTCATATATCAGAACTCCTTTTTGCCCTTCGCGTACCCTAACAGTCCGAAAAGTGCATAATAAAAAGCAGTTTAACGACATGCTAAGGTCGATAGGTGTATTATTTCTTTTTCCTCTTGTGCTTTTCCCACTCACGATAATTCATGAATGGTATAACTTCGTTTTCACCATCATCATTACGCACTCTCATCACAGTTGGTAATTCATCTTCATCAATGTAATAGAGTAATTTACAACGACAATTAATATTCTCTTTCGCACTGTTTACACCGATAAATAGCTTGGGTGCCTGTCCAACACATCCACTTGATTGAAAGTTTTGGTCTATTTCCACTGATTCCCCATCTAAATGACGATGAGTATCACGTGTTCGTGTATCTTTAGTAGCATTCCAACGTTTCTTCATCTTCAAACCGTTATCTTTAGCAACCATTGCGCTATCAAGTCCAGCTTGTGACATTGCTCTGCCTGCTTCTGTACGAGCCACACGCAATGATTGAGCTTTAGACATGCCGACATCATCACGTATTGCTTTAGCTATCTTAGAGTAACCCTCTCCACTCATAATACCTTGTGTAATGTGCATACGTATCTTTTTCAATACTTCATCACGATGTTTTTGTAGTGTTGGCATTAAACGAATGAACTCAATAGGTTGTTCAATAGCTGATTTGATTACCTCTTTACTCGGAACATCAAACTGCATAGATGTTTGACTCGCCATTTCATATAAATAAAGGCTCATAAGGAATTTTTCTATATAAGCATCTTCTTGTGACTTCTGAATCATCTTAGCTACTTGCCTATAGTCATCAGTCAACATTGTACCTATACGAGTTAACTCCTTATTGAGCCTGTTGTATTTATTGAATTCAGTCCATGTAACATACACATCATCATTTTGATATTTCTCAAACATATCTGCGATGATTTGTTTTATCTCTTTAAGTCGATTAGCAAATAGTTGTTCTATTGGTTTTTCTGCTTTAGAGATTAAACCCTCGATATACTCATCAATATCATTCTGATTGGTTATTTTGGGATTTGTCATTTGCGTCACCTTCATCTATGTCAGGTAATTTGTCATTAAATTCAAGGCTTTCTTTTTCCATTTCGTCTAATTCGTAATCAACATCATCAACTAGTTGTGATTGTCCTAACCTTGTTCGTTCTGAAACTTGTCCCTTCAGGTTAATTAGCACTTGTGATTCTTCTAACTTATTAACTGGAATGTTACGAGTGAACTTAAATATCAGGTTTAAATAACTATCATCATCCAAGTTGTACCCTTTACGCTTTAATGCAGATAAAATAACTTTGAATTGATACCTCAACATAGCTGTCATCTTACGCTCAAACGTCATACACTTGTTCTCTAAAGCCATAAGTTTAAGTTTCATTCCAATGATAGGTACATTTCCGTTAAACTCGTCAGAATTAAAGTTTACTGACTTTGCAAAACGCATGATATTCTTTTCGATTCGATCTAAATGGTTCTCAATCATTGTGTCATTTACATCTTTTGTTAAGTATTTAACGTCCATATCTTTGTCGAACAACTCAAATGCGCCACTCTTTTGTGTTTCTTGAATCATTTCTTCACTCATACCCATACCGCGTAACACAAGGTATGCTAAACGTGTCTGACTAATCTCACTTGATGCATCGCTCATTGTTAAATCATATGCGTCAATTAAGTGAATAACCTTTTCAGCATCTCCTATCATCTCTTTGTTGTTAGGTACACCAAACAATGGAATGTAATCAAATAAATGTTCATATCGTCCAACTTCTTGCAAAGCGTCAATACCTTCTCCTCGAAATACATAATAATAAGTATTATCGTAAAACTCTGCGTACACATAATCAGTGCCATTATCATCATCTTTTTCATAAAAGTAGCGCAATGAGTATGTAGGTTCTAAAATATTGTCGCCAACAAAAATAACATTATAGGGATCTATATTCTTAATCCTAATATCACCATTCGTATCAATATATGCTAACCTAGCACCATATCCGCAAATTGCTGCCATTTTACCTATTTCAGAATCCTCATCATCAACACTATTTCTAATGGCAAAGTTGGTTATAAACTTTTTCAACTTTTCGTTTTTTTTTGCGTTTTCATCTAAATCATAAGTAACAGGAACACCATGTAAATAACCAACACGTGTATCAACAATTTCGCTGTCAAAAGAGTTGTTAAATTTGTTATTAACAGACACGTCTAATCGCCTTACATTTCCACCAGTTTCAAAATCTTCTTTTTCTTCAATTGGTCGACGTTTGAATATTGGTACATAGTCAATATGTGTCTTGTATCTATTATAGAGATTAACCATTCTCTCTCTATCGTCTTTATGTGACTCTATTAGAGCCTCAATATGCTTAGGCAATATTCCTTGTGCTTCAATATCATCTATTAACTTATACAATGTCATTTCCCCCTCCTTAATCGTTCAGGTTTAGTATGTGTGTATATGGCATATCTTAACGAGTCCAACACGTCATCAAATTCTTTTATAGGCTCTCCGTTTGTAGGGTGCCAAACATATTTAAATACCTCTTGCTTAAACCTATCCATATTATCATAAAGAACAAGTAACTTGTTTTGTTTGAACAACTTAGCAACTTCCTCTACACCCGATAGTTTACTTTTATCAGCGTTAATTGCACGTAATCTATGTCTTCTAAATTCAGTGATGTATTCAGATCGTGCAGTATCGCAGTAAAAATTAATATTGCCATATCTACTTACAATATCTTTTGCAATAACCACCCAATCATCAATAAACTTAAATTGGTGTGCGTGCTCCTCAATAAAATAAAAGTTACCATCTATACCTCGTCCTATTAACACAATAGATCCATAGTGCTCGTAACCCCAGTCGACACCAGCAAAGTATTCTTTGATAGGTATGTCGTCCAGTTCATCTGCTTTAATCGTATTCTCATTCAAATCAAAGTCGGCATATACTACACCGTCACCAGACACCCACATACCGTTGATATTACGTTCATAGAACATACCTGATGGTGTTGAAGCCTTAATAGACTCTTTATATCTATCATTAAGAAAGTTATTGTCATCGAGCTTAAATTGGTGACTCAGTATACCTGCTTTAGGATCTGTATTTTCAATATAATCTTTCAACAACCAATGCTCGGGATGGTCAGGGTTGGTATCTACCAATATTCTTGCACCAGTTCCACTACAACGTGACTTAATCTCGTCAAACACCTCTTCATGCGCTAACGACGCTTCATTGATATATGCACCAAACGATGTCATACCACGTATAGCTCCTATACCACTTACTTTACTGTGACCTGTCTGAACCACTTGAACGCCAAATAACATGAATGAATTATATTTATCAAAATTAAACTCAATGCCATATTTGTTAGTTAACTCTATTAGTACGTTTTTTTGAATCGTACCTAATGTTGCACCAGCAAGTATATATTGAGGTGTCTCAATTCCTTCTTCGTCTGCTATCTTTCGCACACGCATTAACTCACGTAAAAATAAGTCATTGTTTAATATTGTTTTACCTGTACGCTTTGCTCCGTGATTAATTAACATAAACCAATCTCGTTTTTGCGTTTGCTTCAATATTTCAATTTGTTTGTCCGTATATAAAGATTTAAGTTTATTCATTGACGATCACTTCCGTTATTGCGTCGTGAAGTTGTTTGATTTTATCTTCTGTTCCACTGTCACCTTTATCTATTTGTTCAATCTTCTTCTCAAGCATCTTAATTTCAGTTTCTATTTTCTTGTTAGCTAAAACTTCGTTACCTAACGTCATTCTATTCATACCATCTAAACTAGCGAGGAATGCATCAGCTGTCGCTTTCTTCACTCCCTCTATTTCAATGTCATTCTTAGCTACATTCTTTAGCCACTCATATTCTTCAAAAGCCTTTTGGCGTGTCCATTTTGATTGTTCAGCTGCTTCTTGACGCAATTCTTCATACCTATCTAAAATCGCACTATTCTTACTCAACTCAAAAGCTCGGCTATCTATATAATTATCACTTTTACCTTTAGTCGAATACCCTGCGTCAATATATGCTTTCCGTTGGCTCTTGCCCTCGATGAGTCCTAATACAAACTTTTCTTGCTTCGGTGTTAATTTAATCAATTGTTTTCACTGTATCACACGCCTTTACGTTAATTACTCTAGTTATTTTAAATATAAAAAATGCCCCTACATCTTGTGCAGGAGCTACGTTCAATAAATGTGAAAGGAGGAAAATAGTTATGACTCAAATTGCAAGAATTAAACTACCCACCATATAGGCAGGCAGTAAGTGATTAATAGCGTAACATATCAACTTTACATGTTTGTCACTTCTTAATCACATCGATGAGAACATCTGTTGTGGCTATTACCCCACGTCTTAAGATAATTCTTACAAATCAATTATATAAAATTAATTCACAGTTTAAAAATAGTGTCATTTTCGTCATTTCTGTCATTTTTGTCATTTTCGTCACTGTAGTAGATAAATTTTTTCTGCTAACTCATCACGGCGCGCTAAGAAGTTGTTTCTGTTCAATTTAGAGTTAGGCATCTTCTTGATAATTGCATCTCTGTTATAACCTTTCTTTAACAACTCTAAGAAACAAAAGTCAACGTGTCCTAATCTCTGTTGCGATTGATTTATAAACTCAACTTCTTTTAACATCTGCGCATACCTTTTATTTGCTCTTTCAAGCCTCACAACAACATCTTCAACTTTGCTTGAGTTTTCCCTTTGTGGTTTCGGTAACGTCGCTTGTATACCGTACTGAGCTATTGAGTTGCTATCATATTCCGGTATTACATCGGCTAACACATTACACTTCATTTTATGTGTGCCTATCATATTAACGATTGACTCTTTGCTATACATCTACTCTGACACCTCCGCCCTCATCAAATCAGACTGATCACTCAACTTTGCGTAATCACTCGGCGCCTCTACATCATCATTAGCCGTCATCATAATATATACTTGCTCCGTTACATACTTACCTAGCTCATACATCGCTAGTAAGAATAATAGTCTTAATATTTGTTTAGTCATCGTCTGCCTCCTCAACATTAATCCCAACTATATAACCTTTGTTCAATACAAGTTCTCTGCCATAATCTTTTTCTATCGTTAAATAGTCATCATCATTTCTAAAATCATCCAAAACAAATACTATTTCGTTAAATAATTCATCTTCATGTAATACCAAACTACTACCGTCATGTAATAAAATTCTCAGCTGATTCATTTCCCACGCTCCTCAATAAGTGTGATTGATTCAATCGTATCTGTTTTAATATACGTTGGTTGCTTGATTATAGTACTTGCGTAAATATAACCATTAAAACTCGTCATTCTTTCAACATATTTTTCAAAAGGTTCAGCTGTTTTTACAAAATAAACTCCACCTGAAATAGTTTTAATTTTAACATCCGTCATTTCCGACACTCCCTTATATTTTCAAACAACTGACCTAATTTAATAATTGCATCTCTTTTAACTTGTGCCTCGTACTTTTCTTTCGCTTCTTCTTTACTCTCTGCCTCAACAACTGTAAACGTCTGATTATCTCTAGCAGTAGTAAAATGTTCATGTGGTTGTCCTGTTGAATCTTTGAATGTTGTGACTAAGTATTGTGTCACTTCCCCAAAACCTCCTTGACTCGATCTAAGATGTCTTTACACTCCGCTACTTCCGAAGCCTTTTGCTCCACGTTCTGAAACACTCTCGAATTCCTCCACTTGCTTTAGTTCCGGTGTCCATATAGGCACGATAACCAATTGAGCTAGTTTGTCGCCTTTGTTGATTTTATATATCTTTCTAGCGCCTTCTCCTTCGTTTATATAATTACCTTTTATATCTAAAGTATTTACTAGTTTGTCGTCTAAATCTTCGTATAATGATGTTATGCCGTCATGCTCCATATCATTCTTGATATTAATCCCTAAATTACCATGATATCCCGCGTCTATCTTTCCTGTTTCAATCACTAAATACGTTTTACTACTTACACCACTACGGCTAGTTAATAGCCCGACATAGCCCTCTGGTATACTTACAGCTACATCTGTTTTAATCACTGCCTTTTCTTGCGGCTCAAGTACGACGGTTTCGGCTGAGAATATGTCATAACCTGCATCTGTCTTATGATTTCGTTCGGGCATTCTAGCGTCTTTTGATAATAGTTTCACTTGTAATGTGTTAGTCATTTTCCTGTGCCTCCTTGATTAAATGAATTGGTTTAACAACAAAGTCTATAAGACTAATAATAGATCCGTCAGATAACTTGTAATGCGTGTCTCTAATATCGCCAACAAGTTGTACAATTTCTAAAGTTGAATTTGTTTCTGGATTAAAAACCTTGTCTCCTACACTAATGCTCATTTTCCTATTCCTCCTCATATTTATAGACAACTTGACCTGCCATAATCCCTACTGCTTCATCAAGTTCAATACCTTCTTTAACTGAATGTTGAATAGCATTTGTCATTCCCTCAAGTATTTCATCAAACGCTTGTGCTTTCTTATACACGTCTTCAATCTCTTTTAGTAATCCTTCTGTGTCATTGCCGTTATACGCACTAGCACTTATAACGGACTGTTCGATTTGTTCGCGGTTATTCATTTGTGTCATCCTCCATAAAAATTTTATTGTTTAATTCCATTCCGAATTTAACTCTTTCATCATCGTTACCGAATTCGTTTATTAAATCTTTTTCAACGCTCTTGCAATACCTATCCCATGCGCTTGCTTTCTTCTCCAGTTCTTTGTTACAATCTCGTAACTTCGCTATATCCCCAATAAGCTCATCTCGTTGCTTCTTGTACTCTTCACGATCTTTTAATGCTTTGTGAAGTTTATCTAATAACTTGTTAGAGTTAGTACAAAGATTTTTATATTGTTCATCTGATAAGGTGAACGTCATCTCATAACCTCCAATAGCATCTCATTTTCAAAAATATTTCCAACAATTTCAATAATATCGTCATTTTCACTTAGTAATTCAGTTACATTGCTAAAAGTTATATAAAAGGCTCCTTCTTTAAACTCGATAAAACTTACTTCTCTCGAATAACAATCTTGAACAATATCCCCTTCATAAATCTCCACACCGTGCACATCTTTAAATCCTGTGTATTGTAATAGTTTTACTTCATTGAAACTTTTATAACCTGTTGAAATCAAAATGTACCCACTATTAAAATCGATTTCGTCAATAATACTCATAACTTTTTTATCTTTATCCCAAGCTTTAAATTTCAACATCATACTAGCAACTCCCCATCTTTCCAGATTAACGTCATAGTTAGGTCGTCGTTTAAGATATAGTATGCTTTAGTAGGAAAAAAATTGTCGTCTTCAAAACGTTCGTTCAAACTGATACCTTTGTGTAATAAGGATTTATAGACTCCTTCTTGAATCTCATATACCTCTAACAACCTATCAAACTTAGTCTCTTCCGTTACTTCTTTTTCAATATCAACTATGAAGGGGATATCAATTGGAATAAAACTTGACGTCGAACACTTATTTGTATTTGGATGAAAACGAACGAATCCATCACTAAATCCTGTTGAAAAAAATATTTTTCCTTGTGATAGATCCGGATTTTCTCGCGCCCACTTAATTAATTCATCTAGTCTCATTTCTTTTTTTACTTTGATTTTCATTTTTACATCTCCTTAAAATAAAGTTAGTTGCTTCTGTTCCTCATATTCCAAACCATGTTGCTTTATATATATTTCGAGCTCTTCCGCTGTATCAAATGTCTTTTTCACGCCTTGCCAACCTGGTACGATATGCCCATGAAAGTAATAAGTGCCGTTTACTACATGGATATGAGCCACTCGCTCGTTATCCTGATACAGATATCTCTTAGAGCCGAAAAAATGTTTTAAGTATTCTTTACGTCCGCTATCTGTCATGGTCATCACTCCCACAAGTCAAATACTCTATCGACGTAAAACTTCGCCTTTGCTAAATCCTCATGACCATTCTTTAACGGTGCTCTAGACAAGTATTTAATTGCATTACCTATTGCGAATGCTAATTGTGGTGGGTACTGTGCCGTAACTTGTTCAATAAAATCTATAATTTCAATGTCGCCGTATGTGTAATGCGCAGGTTGCTTAACGTTGTCTTGCGTTTTGTTCATATCTACTTTTCTGTTACTGATTATGCTCATTATGCTTCACTCCATTTCTTGAACATTTGGTTATAAGTGACATCGAACCAGTACGGATCACGTGAATGTTTTTGAGGTACATTAAACAAATGTGGCTTCTTCTTACGTAGCTCAGCCTCTTTTTGCCATTATTTCTTTTTCAAAATTGTTAAATTTATATGGTTTATTATTAATAATTACAACACTTCCCATTTATTCCACCTCTACATTTACGTTTCTAATTTTTAAATTGTCATACTCTAGTATTTCGTTAGGATTGTTATATAAGTAATCTGCCAGCGCTTCTTTTTCGATATCCACATCATCAAAATACTGATATTCAACTTCTGTAGGTATCCTTATATCAATCATTGCGTTTATATATGCTTGCTGTTGCATTAGATCACTTCCTCAACTCGCATGATTATTTTTGGTTCTAGTCCATAACGCTTTGAGCTAGTTATTTCTGTAATTTGGTTATCGTCTTTCCACACATGACCATTACATGCGTCTAATACTGTTTTAATTAAGTTATCGATATCCGGCTTAGTCACTTTATACTGTCCAACCATTTCACTTTTCTTTTTCTTCGACCATGATTTAAGTAATGGAAAGTAAAAGTCTAATTCGATTTTTAGTGCGCGCTCTAGATTTAACTTAGGCATTTGCCCTTGTATATACGCTTTATGATTTGTATAAGCTGTTGGCATGTATGTTTGAACAAATCTACCTGTATTACGAAAGCGTGGACGAGGCGAGCCCATAGGTGCCTCGAACGTTTCGTTAAATTTAATTTCTATTTCCATGTGCCACCTCTAAATATCAAATATCGTTGCTTGTAACCCTAGCTCTTGCTCATATAGAAGCCCGTGAGCGCCTTTAAATCGTTTTAGGTCACTATCAGTCATAATTTTCTTTTCGTCGCTGAAATGGGCTCCTGTGAGCGAATAAACTTCATTTACGTTGTCTTTATACTTGATGACCTTAATATCTTCCGTGCCATCTTCTCGGTATAAGTAATATTTTTCTTTCGGCATTTTTTAACACTCCTTAATGTGTGTTTTCTTCCAGTTGATTTCATTCATGATTTTCTTTTCAACTCTGTCGTAATCATCGAAAGGCGATAACTCGTTATTGTCCAACAATCTATTGACCGCCCAACCAGTCTCGATATATACATTTGCTACAATCGGGTCGCTTTGCTTTGTCTCTTCATACATCGATTTCAATAAGCTTTTGAATTGCATTATATTCATGTGAAAAACCTCTGAGTCTTCTTGTAATACTCAAATTCAATTATTCCGGTTTCGCCGTCTTTGTTTTTGGCTATGTTACATTCAACAATAGATTTGCCAGTGATACTGTCATCTTCGTCACGGTTATAATAATCATCACGGTAAAGTAGCATCGCTAAACTCGCATCTGCTTCTATTCCGCCTGATTCTTTCATGTCCGATAGCATTGGTCTTTTATCCTGTCTAGACTCGACACCACGATTCAGTTGTGAAAGTAGTACGATGATTGCGCCTGTCTCGTTAGCGATTATCTTTAAGTCACGTGATATCTTTTCTACTGCTACACGTCTATCAACTTTCGCATCAGTATCCATCAGTTGAAGATAATCTATAAAAATAACTTGTTGCCTGTCTGAATGCCTCATTGCTTGCGCTCGCACATCTTGCGGTGTGATATTACTTTTATCAGAAATATCGATGCCTAATTTCATGATTTTATCCATCGCATTCGTTAACTTTGTTAAGTCATCCGGCGTTAAGTTCCTGATTTCTTTTATCTTGGTTAACTCAATACCAGTAATTGTTGATAACATACGTTTCAATACTGATGTGCCAGTTGTTTCGAGACTAAAGAAAGATGTTTTATATCCATTTTGTGCTATGTTCAGCATCATGTTTAATGCAAAACCTGTCTTACCCACTGAGGGACGCGCTGCGATGACGATTAATTGCGACGGCTCAAATCCCCCTATTTTGTAATCCATGAGCTTATAACCCGTCTTAATTTGCTTCTTAGGGCTATCGCTGTATAACTCATCGACAAACTCCTCAACAAACTTCTTGGTTCCGTCTTCTTTTCTGTTAGTAATTGTTTTTAAATCCTTGAGTTCATCAATCAAGTTATTAAAATTTTGGTTCGTAGGTTGTTGTTTGAACTCAGTTACCAATTCTTTCGCTTTGTTGATTTGATAACTTTCCAATAATTCTTGTTGATAACGTTCAAAGAATCCGTATCCAATGAAATCGGAGTTGTAAAGTTTAGTTATAGTATCTGCATCTAAAAACTCTTTATCTTTAGTTGCTTTTAAATAGATTTCTTGATGATCTATCTTTCCGACGTCCATTACATAATTGAAAAAGGTTTTAAACTTTTCGTTCGTAAACATGTAATCTTTAACTCTTATCTTTTCTAGTACGTCCGGTTGTTTAAGTAGCGTAGCGATTATTGTGCTTTCAATTTCAAATTGACCGTAATTCATTCGTTATCGCCCCCAAATTCTGCCAACTTATTCATGAAGTTATCTAGCGCTATTTTTCTTTGTCTGACATATTCGGGGTCATTCTGCATTTTCCATTGGTGTGTAGCGGTTTCGTTGTCTACCGGCTCAATAGATACTTTTTTAGGTGCCTTACGCATGATTGCTGGTAGGTTAGGCGGGTACGGGTTGTTACTGTTGATATATCCATCTACAGCTTTTACAGTTGGTTGATAATCCCCGTTTTGACTTAATACATCAATCCACATTTCTAACTTTGGTTTATCAAAATCGATGTTGTATACGTACCTAACTTTTTTAATAATTTCTAATGCTTGTGTTTTGCTCATCGGCATTAGTCATCACTCAATTCTTTTTCCATTTGTGCTATGACATCATCAGTAGTTTCTTTTTTAGAGTTACGAGGTTTCAATTTGTTTTCAGCACTTTCTTTATCTGAAACGCCTTCTTTATTCCAGTTCTTTAATACAGTTAGTAAGTAATTCAGACCTTTGTTGTTTTCTTTGCAGTAATCGGTAGCGACTTTTACTATTTCGAACTGATCTTGCTTAAATGATTTAATTTCGTGTTCTAACTGTTCTGCTTTTAAAGGGTTTTGTATAATTTCTAAATTGGTACTAATATACTTAAATGACTTTGAGACGTCGTCTGTCTCTCTATGTTTGTTAGTCTCTGTGTAGTCTATGGTATTGGTCGGGTCATTTTGTCCTCTTGCATCGTGCCAATTTGTCCTCATCGTCGGGCCATTTTGTCCCGATGGTCGTGCCACTAGTTTGTTTAATGTTTCATAATTGATTGAATACCATTTTGTACGGTCAAATCCAGCCTTGTTGTAGTTACCTACATGCAATAAATTTTGTTTTTCTAAACTCCCAAATGTCCTTTTTATAGTTCTCTCGCTCCAAAATGGAAATTGTTTTTGCCATTCTGGATAAGAATTAAAAATCCAAGTTTTGCCATCGTATTTATGTTTTGAGTTGTTTAGCCAATAATGAATTTGTTGCAATACTATTGCTTCGTTTAACCCTATTAATTCAGCTAATTTCGGTAATACTTGTATCGGATAGTCATCTATTAGTAACTTATTCATTTTTCTCTCCTTTCAACATTTTATTGAGCCTCTCATCAACTTTTATCCACGAGTCATGCAATTGATATTTATCATCAAATGACTTAACACCAATCGCATGTTGCTCGTTGTGATGTTCGCGACATAACGCTAATACATGTTTGTCGTAGTGATTCATCTTGTTTCTGTTCATGCCTCTACCTACTGCTTCGTAATGCGCTAGGTCAGCGTGAGGCTTTCTGCATATTACACAGTTGCGGTTAACAGTTGACCAGTATAAGAATGATTTATCTTGTTTCAGTAGATTACTCGTTTTGTAGCTAAGTGGTATGTCATTGTAGAACGTCCAGTCAAGCGTTGCTTCAATGATTTGACTTGCTTGTGTTCTCGTACAATTACTTAGCGAAATACGTTCATCATAGCCGTAGTACGTTCTTACAAACTCGATGAACATATGTCTCATATAGTCCATTGGTTGACCTGTATGTTCTTCTATGTCTTTGACAAGCGCGAATATTTTTCGTCGTTGCTTGCCGGTAATTTGAAACGGATCTATGACGCTTACATCGACTTCCACATCAAATCCGTTATCAAGTAGTAATGTTTCTTTATTGCCTAATTCAACACCCGAGATGACAACTGTTGTTGTACCGTCATCTTGAGTGATATAACTAGTAATTTTCGGCATTTATATCAACTTCTCAAATTTATATTTATTACCATGTATATCAGTAACATCTTTGTGATTATTTTTTATTTTGTCGCTAATATAACTATGACTTCTGCCTAAGAATTTTCCTGCTCTACTCATACTTATAAATTCATATTCGATACCTAAATGATTAATAAGTTTTACAGCCATATTGGTATGCATTAATCCTGTTTCAAATGCATGCCTATTATTTTCCAAGTGATTACACCATTCAAGATTTTCTACATTGTTATTTTTGGGGTTCCCGTCAATATGGTTAATACAATTTTTACCTTCTATCATTGGTATAAAGGCGAATGCCACTAATCTGTGGACTAAAAAATCTTTGCGTTTACCATTTTTCCAAAGGGTTACTCTTACATCTCGACCATTAGGTGTTTTATCTTTTAAATAACGCTGTTTCCAATGCCTCCATTTTTGATAACGGTTAGACCAAGTAACTTTATTTTTGTGAGTTCTAACTCTACCTTTACTGCTTACTTCGTATATGCCCTCGTAACCTACAACATCTTTCCATAATTCGTTCATCTAACGCCTCCTAAAAAGGAAGATCCTCTATAGAGTCTGCGTTGTTATCAAAAGGATTATTACCAGTTTGAGTTTGTCTTTGTTGATGATAATTGTTGTTTGGTTGTTGGTTGTTATTCTTCGGTTCTAAGAATTGAACACTGTCCGCTACTACTTCTGTGACAAATACACGTTGCCCGTCTTTGTTTTCATAACTGCGTGATTGTAAACGTCCATCAACGCCAGCCAATGACCCTTTGGATAAATAATTATTTACATTTTCTGCTTGTTTTCTAAAAGTTACACAGTTAATAAAGTCTGCCTCACGTTCTCCTTGAGCGTTAGTAAATGTTCTGTTAACTGCGATAGTGAAAGTGGTAACACTCACACCATTTGGCGTTGTTCTATATTCTGGATCTTTTGTTAAGCGTCCTACTAATACTGTTCTATTTAACATTATTGTTTCTCCTCACTATCCAATTGTTTTAATCCTGCATCTAATTTTTGGTGTGCTTCTGCGATTTGTTTTTGACTTAATTTATTAATGTTAGATATTTTTAGCCATCTCATCGTTTTATCGATAGTTGCATCTCGCCCTTTTTCTTGAGATAAGTTCACGAACTGATTGATACGCTCTTCTAATTCTGTAATATCGTTGTCACTTGCACTTGGTAGTTCCTCGCCGTTGTAGATATATAAGCCTAAACCGTGTAAAGCCGAAGCTTTAACAAAACATCGTTTTTGCGCTTTGTTAATATCGAAAGTTGTTGCACTACCTTTAGCAAGCGATTTATTTCTAAAGTCCAATACTGGAAGCCACTCAGTCTCTGTACTATCTTTCACAGTCACAGATACCTGTACAAAATAGCCTTCTGGTGTAGCCAAATAAGGTACAAAATAATTTTCTGTGTTAATATCTGGATGTGGAAACTCGTGTACTTTTACTGTGTAGTTTGGGTCAATCTTTTTCAGCTCTTGGTGTGCATATGACCATGCTAGATAAGTTAATCCATTTTTTTGTTCTGTATGATCATTCACGTTTTTACTGTTCAACTGTTCAAATAATGTTTGTTCAGTCATGTTCTACCTCCTCGTACTCAATAGTTTCTGTCACTGTTTTCTTGATTGCTTTGTGATAATCCATATTGATACTCGCTTCTTCCATACCGTTAAATTCCCTAGCTCTATTTCTATTTGTGGAGTAACTAACATCTGAATTATTATCAGTTGGTTTGTTAGTTATATAAATTGGCATATCCCTATGACGGATGATGTAAGTTACAGTCTGATTCATAGCGACCTCCTACCATTTCATGACTAAGTTAATTAGTCTGTCCTGTTCGTCTGTGTTCTCTTCAATCCATTCATCTATTGCTTGGTTGAATAAGTCTGATGCCATATCTAAGTCATTCTCATCTACGACATAAGCATGTTTAATTGGTACGTTGTTCATATCTTTAACTTGTATTGATATGCCCATATGACCTTTTAAAATGAATAGCTTAAAATCGAATCCGTTAACATGAATATTTTTGCGTATGATTTCGCCTATTTCGTAATACATCTTGACTTCCTCCTTTTTTCGTTTTATATTGAACACGAATTAATTTTGTTAATCGTTTGTCACTGTTACTTGTTGGCGCAAGTAGCAGTTTTTTTATTCTCCATAAAAGTATTCCTTATAAAATATGAATGTCGCTATACTTGCGAATCCCGCGATTGACCATGCTGTAGTGAAGTATAGAAACGGCATAAGTACAATCGTTAAGACTGTGAAGCATAGTACTGCTACTAGGTAGCTTTTATAAATGTTACTCATTTTCTTTTTTCTCCTCTTTGGTTGTTTCATCGTTTATCAAACCTTGCATTTCCATTAATTTTTGAGGTATACCAGCTTTTAACTGGATTTCGTATAACATTTGTTGAATGTGTGGTGGCACTTCTACCATTCCTTTCGTGTATAATTTAGTTATCTCCTAGTGAAAGGAGGTGATAAGTATGGAATTTAATGATTTTCAAAATTTCTTTGGTGAACTTAGTAATCAAGCCGAAAAAGAATTCGGTGGTGACAGTGACTTTTTTAGAGATAGAATAAATAAGTTGAAAGAAGATGCTCCTGAAAACGTATCTTACGAAATTATTTATTCAATAGCTTTATACGAAAGCTTAAAAGCTCAACAAGATATGAAAATTTTGAATACAGTTAAATATCTTTTAAATCGTGACTAGCAATATCCAACAATGATTTGCTCTGAGCATTATTAATTTTTGGATAATCAAAATTTCTAAGTTTAAATCTTGTGTTTTTCTCAATCTTCCAAACCTTCCAAGTCGCAACTGCCATTGTGATGAGGAAGGTTGTTTTGTATAACGTGTTCATTTTTAATTCCTCCTATTAAGTTGTTTGTGTTTCACCCAAAAACTTATTAACAAAGTATTGTTGTCCTTTGCCTGTTACTTTTGGCGTCTTACTAATTGATGTGTGACCGTCTGAATGTGTGATTGATGTTTCTTTAATTTCGAATAACTCACGTTCCATTGAATACTGTGTAGGCATGTTATAATCCACACCCTTGCGTTTAATTAGGAATCCGTTTTGACGTAGCCATTCGAATAATCTGCGTTGCCCGATGTTTACACCGTTTTGTTTAATGATCTTCGCTAACTCTCCAACTAAAATTGATGTCTTAGTAGTAGCTACTGCATCTGCAAATACAATTTTTGGTTTATCACGTTCAATCTTTGTTTCTAATTGATTGATTGTGTTGTTAGCGATTTTTAAAGCACGTTGCATAATCATTTCTGGACTGTTCCATGCTTTTTCAACTTGGATGAAGTATTGCCTTGCACGTTTGCCAGGTTCACTACGTTGAATCATTGCGATTTCTTTTGCAGTGTCTAGTGTGAGTGCGTGGTCAGTTTGATTCTGACGACCTCCTAGTGGGTTATGGACAAAAATGTCCGTAACTACATAATCGATATTTTCTTCAAATCCGTAATCACTCATTCTTTCAAACCATTTTTTGTATGGAGTCTTAACTTCTAATGCTTGATGAAGTTCTCGACCGCTGATTGCGATTTCTCCATTTTCTTTTTCTTGTATATTGAACATTTCGCCGATGTTCGATTTTGTTTGTAATGCTTGCATTTTATTTCTCCTTTACATTAGCGATATCAACTTGTAGTGCATCGCATATTTTTTTTACTGTGAGGAAGCCGGGATTTTTAACTTCTGTTTCGATAGATTGAATTGTCGAATTTTGTAATTCTGTTAGCTTCGCTAGTTGATAGCGTGTTATCCCCTTTTCTTCTCTCAATTCTTTTAAGTTCAGCATCTTACCACTCCTTATTGTCTATAACGATATTTCGTTATATAATTAATCCAACCCCACTACACTGGGAGGTGATTTCCTTGCTTATGCGAGGTTTTAAATCATCCTGTGGTTTTATAGGTTAGTAAGTCTAAATTAGAACATCGTTTGTTGTGTTCCACAGTCAACTGAGACGTTAACAAGGTATGCGTACTAGAAGGTAGTAACTTTTAGGACGCTAGACTTTGATGGAAAACCTAAGCACCATACAGGGCTGGGGACGATACCAGCAAAAATTGTGCTGTTAGTCGTAGTGATTAGAACCAAACAAAATTTCCGTAACACATACCTTCTACGACAAGGTGTGTGTTTTTTTATTGGAAACAAAATGTTTGTAATGCTTGCATAATGTTTATGCTTATTTCGTGTATAATGTTGTTATCAACCTAAGGAGGTGATAAGTATGAAAGCTTGTTTATATCTTTCTAACGATAAATTTGTTGAAATCGATAATTTAGAAAAAGTGATAAAGTCAGGTCATCGCGGAACTGTTGAAATATCAAAAGAAAAAATTAAAAGTTCCTTGTTCACTAATGGCTCATATACTTTTGTTGGAGACAAAATAGTAGCTATCGCTTCAGCTAAAATCGAATTCATAGAATTTATCGATTAATCTCTTTAAGCAACTCTGCAACTGCTCGCAACAGTTCAGGGTTGTTGTTTCTTTCTAAACAGTAACTAGCATGCTTGAGTAATTTGAGTTTTAATTTATTTTTTTCTTTCGCAATTCTAAATTTTTGTAACATTTGTAGTTCCTCCTTTATTCGAAATCTTCAATTGACAAGGTTTCAATTCGTTTTTGGTAACGATATAAATAAAAGTTCTTCAACATGTCATACATTCTGCTAGCTTCATCGTATTCACTCTCTTTTAAATCAGAATTAAGCGTTACACCAAAAGCTGATAATGTAAGTTTTCTAATGTGGTCATGAATTTCACTAGCGTATGCTTTGTAATTTTCATAACATCCTATTCCGTGTTGATATTTCTTCAAAGATAATGGATGTCCTAAGCCGAGATTGTCAGCACCTCTTAAACGTTCTGTATAAGCAAACTTTTTATTAATTTCATCAAAATCGTTATGGCTGATTCTTACTTTGTTGAAAATTGAACCTGAACTGATTGGTTTCTCGCCTTTTATAGCATTTCTAACTTCTTTCGCTATAATTTCTTTCAACTCTTCTTTGGTTAACGTGATTTGTTCCATAGTGTTCCTCCTTTAGTTCAATTATTTTGAACTTTATAATTAAAAAAATATACTTGTATTTCTTCTCTGGGTATAGATAATAATTCACAAGCTTTAGCTATTTCGGAATCTCTCCAACCAATTTTATCATTTAATTTTAAAGATAAACTTCGTTCTGATAAGCCTATCGCGTATGCAAAAGCATATCTATTACCATACTTTTCAATTATACGACCTATTAAAGCTGAATAATCAAAACACATCATGTCACCTCTTTCTGAGTTCAATATTTTTGAACTACATAAACCTTAACACGTTTAAAAAATCAATGCAATACAAAAGTTCAATATTTTTGAATTTTTCTATTGAACTTTTGTTCAACGGAGCTTATACTATAACTATATTAATGGAGGAGGAAAATTCATTGAACTCTACAACTAGCAACAGAATCAAACAAGCTATGAAGTCATCGAATTTAAAACAAATAGATATAGTAAACAAAGCTAAAAGCATGGAAGAAGAAACTGGTATCAAATTATCAAAAACTGATTTAAGTCAATATGTTAATGGTAAAGTGACGCCGGGTCAGAAGAAATTATATGTTTTAGCTAAAATATTGAATGTTAGCGAAGCTTGGTTGTTGGGATACGACGTAGAAAGTAAAAGAATTGATGATAAAGAAAGAGATAAATTTAATCAGCATCAAGAAACTATAGCTGGTCATGCAAATAAAGATGAATTTACTCCTGAAGAATGGGAAGAAATCGAAAACTTTATGCAATGGGTTAGAGATAGAAAGAAATAAGACACCAAAGGGGTTTGGCTCATGGGAAAATACGAAGAATTGCTTATGAAATGTGAAGTTGAAGTGAAAGAAACACAAAGAGTACCTCGAGGATTCGATGGTTGGTATCAAGAAGGAGAAATTTTTATTAGACCTTCCCTATCCGAAAGGAACAAATTAGAAGTATTATATGAAGAACTTGCCCACCACAAGTTGACGTATGGCAACATTTTAGATCAATCGAATTTCAACAATCGCAAGTTCGAAAATTACGCACGTAGACACGGCTTTATCTCAGCTGTACCGCTACGCGAAATTGTAGAAGCTTATAATTATGGCGTACGCAACTTGTATGAGTTGTCTGAGTATCTACAATTAAGCGAAGAATACATATTAGAAGCGATAGAACAATATAAAAAGATATATGGTATTGGAACTCACTATGGCGAGTATTCGATTACATTTGAGCCGTTGAGAGTTTTTAAATTGCATCATATTGATTAACAGCGCCTATGTGGCGCGAGGAGGATGAGGGATGGAAGAGAACGCACCTTTAGAAACAGCAGTTAATAATTTTAAAAAGATTCAAAATAGCGAGATTTACAAATTTAAATATATGAATTCATGGTGTCTTGAATATTCAGAGTTTTTATTGGATGAAGTTAGATTGTTAAAAGAAAACAAAAGTTACACCAGATATAAAAAAGGCACTATAATTTATGTAAAGTTAGGTGTTAATGTTGGCAGAGAGTTTTCTGGAAACCATTTTTGTATGGTACTTAATAATCACGATTCAAATAAAAATCCAATATTAACGGTAGTTCCACTTACATCTTCCAGAAGTAAATTCAATGTGCATATCGAAGAAGATTTGTTACCTTTAGTATTGGAAAAAATGGACGTAACGGGTAAGGATTTAGCTAAAAAAATCATGAACAATCTTGAAAAGGTGTCAAAAGCAGAAAACCCATACGATCAAAAATTACTTGATGAAAACAAATCGCTGAATGACGACTTCAAAAAATATTCGAAGGTTCGCAAAAGATATGAGCGATTCAAGTATAAAAAGACCTATGCTAACGTTTTAAATATCACTACAATCAGCAAGGATAGAATATCGAAAATTAATAGGTATGACCCTGCCGGAGAAATATCATATTCAAAAGAAACAGTAGATAAAATTGAAAATAGTATAAAAATTAGATTTCTTAGTTAAATCGCTTGAACTACACTCTCTTTGATGGTATATTACATATATACAAAACAAGCCGCTGAAATATTTGCGGCAAGCTTCAAATTAGACAAGTCGCTGAAATATTTGCGACATGAGAGGGTGCATCTGCGCTCTCTCTTTTTTTATACAATTTTCACGGGTAGCCCGCCTACCCTTATTATTTTTTGCCAATTTTGAGGAGGGAGCACATGAAAGTAGCAATTTATACTAGAGTGAGTACACTTGAACAAAAAGAAAAAGGACACTCTATCGAAGAACAAGAAAGAAAATTAAGAGCTTACAGCGACATAAACGACTGGAAAATTCATAAAGTATATACTGACGCTGGATACTCCGGAGCTAAAAAAGACAGACCCGCTTTACAAGAAATGTTGAATGAAATAGATAATTTTGATTTGGTTTTAGTCTATAAACTAGATCGATTAACTCGAAGTGTTAAAGACTTACTAGAGATACTAGAATTGTTTGAGAATAAAAACGTGTTGTTTAGGAGCGCAACAGAAGTATATGACACAACTTCTGCTATGGGACGTTTGTTCGTAACATTAGTAGGTGCTATGGCAGAGTGGGAGCGTACTACAATTCAAGAGCGTACTGCAATGGGTCGACGCGCATCAGCTAGAAAAGGGTTAGCTAAAACTGTCCCTCCTTTCTATTACGACAGAGTAAACGATAAATTTGTGCCTAATGAATATAAAAAAGTATTACGATTTGCAGTAGAAGAAGCGAAAAAAGGTACTAGTTTAAGAGAAATAACTATAAAATTGAACAACTCTAAATACAAAGCACCCTTAGGTAAAAACTGGCACAGATCAGTTATAGGCAATGCTCTAACGAGTCCGGTAGCTAGAGGTCATCTTGTTTTCGGTGACATATTCGTCGAAAACACCCACGAAGCTATTATAAGTGAAGAAGAATACGAAGAAATAAAATTAAGGATAAGTGAAAAAACTAACTCTACAATCGTAAAACATAACGCTATTTTCAGAAGTAAACTATTATGTCCAAACTGTAACCAGAAATTGACTTTAAACACAGTCAAGCATACGCCTAAAAATAAAGAAGTTTGGTATTCTAAACTATACTTTTGTTCTAACTGCAAAAATACTAAAAATAAAAATGCATGTAACATCGACGAAGGCGAGGTTTTAAAACAATTTTACAATTATCTAAAACAATTTGATTTAACATCATATAAAATCGAAAACCAACCTAAAGAAATAGAAGATGTCGGCATCGATATTGAAAAGTTGCGAAAAGAACGCGCTAGATGTCAAACACTTTTTATAGAAGGTATGATGGATAAGGATGAAGCTTTTCCAATAATAAGTCGTATTGACAAAGAAATACATGAGTATGAAAAGCGCAAGGATAATGATAAGGGTAAGACTTTTAACTATGAGAAGATTAAAAATTTCAAGTATTCATTGCTAAACGGCTGGGAATTAATGGAAGATGAGTTAAAAACTGAATTCATAAAGATGGCAATCAAAAACATTCATTTTGAATATGTAAAAGGAATTAAAGGGAAGCGCCAGAACTCATTGAAGATTACGGGTATAGAGTTTTATTAA